CCAGGTGCTGGTGGTCGCGCAGGAAGGCCACGCCGATCACGGCGTGGTCATCGGCGCCGCCTTCAGCGCGACGGCCAGCCCGCCTGCGGCGCCGGCCGGAGAGTTTTGGCTGGTGCATCAGTCCGGAAGCTTCATCAAGCTGGTTGCAGACGGGACAGTACAGATCAACGGAGATCTGCATGTCGCCGGTGACGTCTATGACAGTCTGGGTTCGCTCAACCGCCTGCGCCAGCACTACGACGTCCATACCCATCCTGGTGTGAGCGGACCTCCGAGTCCGCAGGATTAACCACATGGCCGACCTTTCGCATCAATGGGGATCAGACCTCACGGTCGGCCCGACGGGTGACCTTGCGGTAATCGACGGATCGCTGTTAGGGCAGCAGCGCGTGTTGCGGCGTCTGCTAACCAACGCGGGCGATTACATCTGGCAGCTGGCATATGGCGCCGGATTGCCGCAGTTTATCGGCGAGCCGGTGAGTGCGGCGCGAATTGCCGCCGTCGTGCGCGGGCAGATTTTCCAGGAGAGTGTCGTCGCGCGGACGCCGGAGCCGGTCATCGAGGTGCAGCTGGGACCGGATGGCCTGCCGACGACGGTCTACGTATACATTCGCTATGTTGATGCGCCGAGCGGCCAGACGCAGACGCTTTCCTTTCAGGTAGGAGGCTGACGCGATGCAATTGTCATTACAGAACTTTACGACGCTTGTTCAGAACGCCGCCGCCTCGGTCCAGGCATCCTCTTCACAATTGCTGGATTTGACGGTCGGCTCGGCACTGCGCGCGGTACTGGAGGCAAACGCCTCGCTTGGGTTGTGGATGCAATGGCTGATCGTGCAGGTGATGCAGCTTACGCGCGCTGCAACCAGCGTGGGTGCCGACCTGGATACCTGGCTGGCCGATTTTGGCGTCACGCGGCTGCCGGCTGTGGCGGCAACAGGGACGGTAACGATCGGCCGCTACACAGCTTTGGGAAGTGTGACAATACCGGTCGGCTTGCTGGTCCGCACGCAGGATGGCTCGCAAACCTTCGCGGTGACGGCGCGCCCGAGCGTGACCGGCTACAGCGCGACCGCGAGCGGCTATGTGATGCTGGCGGGTGTCTACAGCATGGCCGTACCGGTTGTTGCACAAACCGCAGGCACGGGCGGCAACGTGCTGGCTGGCACGATCACGCTGATTGTCTCGGCAACACCCGGCGTTGACACGGTCGTCAACCAGGCGCCGCTCGCGGGCGGCATTGACGTCGAGTCCGATGCGGCGGTGCGCACGCGGTTTCAAAGTTTTCTTGACACCCGTTCACAGGCGACGCCGCTTGCGATCGGCTACGCGGTGCAAGGCGTGCAGCAAGGCCTGACCTACTTCCTGCAGGAAAACGTCGATACGACGGGTGCCGTCCGGCCGGGCAACTTCATTGTCACGGTCGACGATGGCAGCGGCAATCCCTCACCGACGCTGATTGCCGCGGTCACCCAGGCGGTCGATGCCGTGCGGCCGGTCGGCACCACGTTCACAGCGCAGGGACCGGTGGTGACGGATGCGGCCATCGCAATGACGCTGGGGCTTCCGGCATCGGCGGATCGGCCATCGGCGGTCGCTGCAGTGACGGGGGCCGTGGAGTCTTATGTCAACGCACTGGCGGTCGGAGCGCCGCTGGCGCTGACGCGCTTGGCGCAGGTGGCGTATGATGCCTGGCCAGCAGTCAACAATGTCAGCGGGTTGACGATCAACGGGAGTGGTGCCGACCTGGTGGTTGGGGCGACCGGCGTGGTCAAAGCCGGCCAGGTGGTGGTGAGCTGATGACCGGCGATCAATCAGACATGGTTGCCCGGCTGAAGTCCGTTCTGCCGCCGAGCTGGTTTCCCGATACAACCCCGGTGCTGGATAGCCTGCTGTCGGGACTTGGCTGGGTTTGGGCCTGGGTCTATTCGCTGGTTGCCTTCGTCGGGCAGCAGACGCGCATCGCCACGGCGAGCGGTGTGTGGCTGGACATGATCGCCAACGATCTGTTCGGCGCCAGCTTGCAGCGCAACCCGAATGAAGCCGATGATCCGTTCCGACTACGGATCACCCAGGAGATCACCCGGACCCGCGGCACGCGGGCGGCGATCATTGCGGCCGTGACCGATCTGACCGGGCGCGTGCCCGTGGTGTTCGAGCCGGCGCGTTCGGCGGATACTGGCGGCTGGGGATCGCAGGGCGGTAGTTTTTCTGGGCTCGCCTACGGCCAAGCGGGCGGCTGGGGCGATCTGGGTATGCCGCTTCAGGTCCTGGTGACGGCGTTCCGTCCCGTCGGGGGTGGCATCGCCGAAGTCAGTGGCTGGGGAGGCCCGGCCGGTTACGGAGTAGGGCCGATCGAGTATGGCAACGCCAGCATGATCGAAGGATCGATCACGGACGCCGATATCTACTCAGCCGTTGCCGCGGTGATGCCGGCGACGGCGACGGCCTGGACGCAAATCAGCAACTGAATGCCGAGGACACCGTGGATCGAAACCTGGTCTATCCGGGCGCCATACCGCTGGATACCGACATCCTGACGCTCAACCGCAACGCCATGGTCGCGTTCGGCTTCCTGGCGCAGGCCTGCCTGGGCACGAATACGGTCGTGGATGGCCTGGCCTGCACGCCGACATCGCCGGCCTCGCTGGCCGTTCAGGTCGGCCCGGGCAGCATCAGCCAGCTCAGTGTCGTGGATGCGTCCGCGTATGGCTCGCTGCCGGCGGACACCACGGACGCGCTGGTGAAGGTCGGGATCAATTTGACTGCCACCAGCTTCTCGCTGGCGGCTCCGACATCTGCCGGCCAATCGATCGCCTACATGATCGAGGCGACGCTGAGCGAAGTCGATGCCGACCCGCTGGTCTTGTCGTACTACAATGCCAGCAACCCCGCACAGCCGTTTTCTGGCGCCAACAACAATGGCCTTGCTCAGAACACGCTCCGCAGGCAGGTCGTTCAGCTCCAGCTTAAGGCCGGGGCGCCGGCGACCACCGGTTCGCAGGCGCTGCCGCCGGTGGATAACGGCTGGGTGGGGCTTTATTCGATCACCGTCGGCTATGGACAGTTGGCGATTCTCTCCAGCAACATTGCAGTGCTGGCACAGGCGCCGTTCATCGACTTCAAGCTCGCGCAGCTGCGGCCAGGTTTCGGTTCCGGCGTCCAGACGTTCGGGCAATCCGGCACGTTCGCGGTTCCGAACGGTGTGACACAGGTGGAAGTTGAGGTCTGGGGCGGCGGCTCCGGGAGCTTCGCCTCCGTCTCCGGAATACCGAGCGGCGGCGGCGGCGGCGGCGGATATGGGCGCAAGCGTGTCACCGGCTTGACGGCCGGCACGCAGATCGGGGTGACGGTTGGTGCGGGTGGCGCGGGCGGCACGTCCGGCAGCAACCCGACGCCTGGCGGCTCATCGAGCTTCGGAAGCTTTGTCACGGCGACGGGCGGCGGCTTGAACCCGCTGGCGAGCCTGGCCTCTCCCCAGAACGGTGCGCCAGGGGGCGGCGGAAGCGGTGGCGATTTCAATGCCGGGGGGTCGTCCGGGCAGGCCGGCATTTCCAATGTCGGCGGCCTCGGTGGCGCGGCGCCGATGGGTGGAGCACAGAACAGCGGAACCTCCGGCAACCAGGGGGTGTTCCCCGGCGGCGGCGCTTCGGGTGCGGGCACCGGGTCGGCCGGTAATCAGGCCTACCCGGGAGGTCCCGGCGCGGCCGGTTTTGTGATCGTGAGGTGGTAGCTCGATGAAAACCTATGCGCGTATTCAAGATGGCCGGGTTGCTGAGTTGTTTGCCACCGATGCCGACATGCGCCAGCTCTTTCATGCCAGCCTGATGTGGGTGGATGTGACAGCACAGGACGCCGTTGACATCGGTTGGACGTTTGATGGGGCCAACTTCGCGGCGCCCGCCGAAATATCGCGGCCGACGGCGGCGGGCGTGACGATCGCCGACTTGCAGCGTCAGCTCGCGTTGCTCAACGGGCAGCTGGCGGCACTCGCCGGCGGTTGAAAGTCCGCTGCCGCGTTGAGGTCGTTGATCTTATCTGGAGGCTTCCATGCCGACGCCTGCCACGCATGTGTATGTTCCGAGCTGCGCGCGGGTCGTGTTCCTGGACGGGTTCGTGCCTTACGCGCGCGGCAGCACGCCGCCGGCCGCGCCGACGCTGGCCTGGCCCGCCAAGGATCCGGCTGATATTCTGGACTACCAGTTCAACATCTTTCCCGCTGCGGCCGGCAACGAGGGCGACAGTATTGCGACGCTCGATGTGGGTATCAGTCCCAACGCGACGGGTGATCTTGAGCTGATGCAGGCGACGGCGAACGGGCTTTCGGCAGTGCTTTGGCTTCAGGGCGGTCAAGCCGGCACGACTTATAGCGTGACGGTCGCGATCGGCACGACCAGCGGACGCACCCTGCAGCGGACCATTTCGCTCCCTTGCGTGGCGTTGTCCTCCACCATCTCGCCGCCGGACGCTTTGCAGACCAGTGGCGGCACACCGCTACTTGACGAGGATGGTGATCCCTTGCTGGCGTTCTGAACGCGCTGCGCCGAATTTTTGCACCATCCTCCGCCATAGGGTTGAACTGACATGCCGACCATTGACCAACTACCCGCCGCAACCGCTGCGGCGGATACCGACGAGCTGATCGTCAGCCAGGCCGGAGTCGCACGCAAGGTGACGCGCGCACTGTTGCTGTCCGGCTTGCAGCCCGACTCGACCGCTGGTGTCGGGCAGCTGCTGGGTAATCCATCTGGCGGGGGTACCGAGGGCATCACCGTTGGCGAGAATCTCGTTCTAAGCAATGGGACATTGTCGGCAACGCCGACTTTGCTGGCGATTAACCAGCTGCAGACGGGCAATACACCGGCCTCGACTGATTTGGTCGCGATCAGTCAGGGCGGGACTGACGTATCGGTATCCTACAATACCTTCATGTCCGGTCTGTCTGCGCTATCGTCGGTCAACGCCTCGCATTTCAACGTCACCCCGACCGGCAGCACTTCGGTGCTGCAGTTGGGCCAGTTTGCGGCAAACACCATTCAGAAGAGCGGGGCCCAGATGTCGGGGCCGCTCCTGCTGGCGAGCGATCCGACGTTGCCCCTGCAGGCGGCAACGATGGAGTATGTGCAGAATCAGGTCACCGCCGCGACGGCTGACTTCATCAGCAACGCCGGTGGCACGTTGGCCGGTTTCTTGTCGGCGCAGGGCGGTCTTGATGTCAGCGTGACGCGCGCGAGCTACACCGGTCCGGTCAATTACAACAATGCCAACCCGGCACAGGCCGGCATTTCCGCCACGCAGCGCTTCGGCGGCACGGTTGCCGCCAACGGTGGCTTCAGCGGTACGATGCTGAACGGGATCCTGATCCTAGACAACCTGGGCGCTGCGAACGCTGGCGGCGCAGTAGGTTTGAATATCCAGCATAACGTCAGCGAGACCTCGGCCACTGGTGCGCGCACCGCCTTGCAAAGTACCCTGTCGCTTGCAGGCCCGACCGGAAACGTCGGCGGCGAGTACAGCGGTTTCGAGGCCTACTGCATCGCATCCGGCAACGACAACGGGACTGCGGCAAATCCCTCGGGCGGCATTTTCGGCATGAATACCGTCGCCCAGCTTGGTTCGACCTGCACCTATTGGGGTAGCTGTGTCGGCTACGAGATGGACATCGGCGTCGCGGCCGGAGCAAACGTCCAGTCCGTGTTCGGCTTTCATGTTGCCACGTTCGGCAACCACGCGGTGAATGGGTCGCTTGACGACATCGCGATCCATATGTCCGGCGGATCAGGCCAGACAGCGTTCTGGAACACCGGGATCGGCTTCGGTGCCAACACCAAGCCGCGGGCATTCGGCTCCAATTCGACGCTGATGAAGGTCTACCCGGACGTCTTCGCGCCGACGACGCCGCTGGCCGTAAAGAACGGCATCGATTTCACGATGCTGAACACGTCCGGCTTCGTGATGGCTTCGCCTGGCTACCAGCTGGGGGCATTGGGACAGATCACTCAGACCCTGACGAACGCCGGCACTGGGAACATCTCGTATATTCCACAGTCGATCAGTTTTAGCCCGACTTCTGATCGCGGCGCCAACGCCTACACCGGCTTTTCCGCGCAGGTGATCGGCGGCACGATCAGCCAGAACCCCGACAATACCGGATCACGTTTCAACACCGAATTTCAAAGTGTCCAGCTGACTGTTCAATCCACCTCCGGCACCGGAAGCATTGGCCACTCCGCGGTTGGTACACACGTATCGAAGCTGCTGCCTGTGCAGGCGAACGGAACTGTCTATCATCTGGGTACAAATGACACTCTGCCGGCCTGCTGGAGCCTGTACGGCACCGCGGTCGACCAGAGCAATCTGCCGACCAGTAAATCCGGTCCGCTTGCCTGCCAAGAATATGACATGCAGGTGAATGCGATCGACGACCAGGGCGTGCGAGGCGGCTACGCCTTCAATGCCGACACCAAGACGCCGGTCTCTGCCAACGGCATTCCGGCGACGGTCGCGCAGGGGTTCTACAGCTATGGCCTGGGTGACGCCTGGATTTGGGCGGGACATCGCACCGGCGGCAACCATATCATGGCGGCGCATGACTGCCGACCGATCAATGGCCCTGAGACATCGGTCAGCGTGGCATCGACCGGCACGACCGTGGCCGTGACCAATGTCACGCCGTATGTGATCGGCAGCAACGACAGCGGCACCGGCCTGAACTTGGCGGGAGGGACGCCAAACCCGATCTACAACGTCAAGATCGGCTCCAACACCTACCAGGTCAATGCAGCGAGCCAGGATGGCCCGGGTCTGAGATCGGGCAAGTTGACGCTGGCATCTCCACTGCAGGGGACGGACGGCGCCGCCGGCAACACCGTCGCCCGGCCATTCTACGCGCTCATCATGCGCACCGGCGACAGGATTGCGTTCGACTATAACGGCAACGTGCAGATGTTCTATGACAGCACGGTGTTCAACGGCGGAGGCGGCGTTCATCTTGAGGCCGGCCTCTATGTCGACAGCTCCATCGCGACCAACGGAACAGGCAGCCTGACAGTCGGCTCGGGTGGTGTGACATCGACCGGCAGTATCAGCGCGCTCGGCGGACTGACCAGCAGTACCGGTGTCAATGTAACGGGGGGATTTTTGCAGCCCTCGTCGTTTTCGGTAGCAGGGCTGCCCAGCGCCGGCAGTGCGCCGGCGAACGCCATCATCTGGGTATCCAACGCCCTCAAGCCGGGCGAGGCGTCTGGGTCCGGCACTGGCGTCCTGGCTTGCCGCAATGGCGCCGGCACTGCCTGGCTGCGCATCGGCGACTATACGGCAGTCGCCCATTAGCTGATGCACGAAACGATGCGGCGTCCTGCACACGCCGCCCGGCTTGCGGCATCTTCACGGCGGTCCGCTATAGCGTGCCGGCATCAACACACGAGAAGCGACCATGCCAACCATACAGCAGCTTCCGGCCGCGATAAGCGTCGGCAATCAGGACGAACTGCCGCTGGACCAGGATGGGCAGACCGTTTCCGTTTCAGTGGGTATGCTGTTAGCGGGTACCCAGCCTGCGATCAGCATCGCTTCGGGATCCCTGCTTGGCCGTAACAGCATCGGGACGGGCGGTCCGGAGCAGGTCAGTGTCGGTCTCGGATTGGCGCTGAATACCGGAACCCTCGATTGCGACGGGCTGGATCATTCGGGCTTCGCCGAGCAGACGAACCTGACATTGACGGACGAGGCCATCCTCAATAGCAGCGGCACGCCGATGCGGATGGCGTTGCCGCTGCTACGCGGCCTGTTTTCGGCCGGTGAGAACGTCACAATCGATCAGAACGGGACGATCACCGCGACCGGCAACGGCCTGCAGGGAGCCCCGGGAGCGGCAGGCACCGGCATCACCGTCGGCGTGGGCGCGCCACAAGGGACGCCGACGGTCAGCGGCAGCAGCTATGTCGATGTCGCTACCGGCAACCTCTATGTTGCGGCCGGCCTGGATTGGGCGTTGGTTGGCAACATTGCCGGCCCAGCTGGGCCGCAAGGGCCGGCCGGTAAGGCGGGGCCGGCGGGACCGGCGGGTGCGGCGGGCCCTGCGGGCCCTGCGGGCCCCGAGGGGCCGGTGGGTCTGCTGGGGCCTTCCGGTCCGGCAGGGCCGGTCGGTGCAGAGGGTCCGGCAGGGCTACAGGGTCCGGCTGGCGTCGCCGGGCCCGCGGGGCCGGCTGGACCGGCGGGGCCAACCGGCGCGAGTGGCACGTCGCTGCTGAGCGGTTCCGGCGTGCCGGCGGCCAGTCTGGGGGTTGATGGGGACACTTTTCTCGACACCGCCACTGGCAATCTCTACGTACGTGGCACGGGCGTCTGGGCTGAGAGCGCCAACATCATAGGTCCTGCAGGCCCGGCAGGACAGGCGGGATCGAACGTTACGATCACCGGCCTGCCGACGACAACGGCGTTGGCGGCCGGCGATCTGGTGGGCGTGAGCCAGGGCGGCACGGACCATTCGATCACGTACTCCGATTTCCTGAACGGCCAAACGATTGACGAAGTTACCGCCGCGGCAGCGGCCGCAGATACCGACACGCTGCTGGTCGGCCAGGGTGGCAGCACGCTGCTGGCGCAGAGCTTCAGCGCGATGTGGACCTGGATCGGCAACAAGCTGTCCGACTACCGGCCGCCGGTGGCAGAGCTGACAGCCAATACGTCGCTCAACATAACCGCACATAATGGACACGTGCTGGTGTGCTCGTTGCCACTGACGTTGACTGGCAATCCTTCCGCGATGGGCTCCGGGTTCGTCTGTGATGTTATTAACGTTTCTACCGGACCGATCGTCCTGAGTGCTATCACGAGCTCGACGGGCGTGCCGAGCATCGCCGCAGGTCAGTCCGCGCGCATTTATGCGGCGACATATTCGGGAGGCACTCTTGTCTATGCTGCGCTTGGAGCCGCGACGACGGCGCCATTGCCAGGCCCGGTGTCGGGGCTTTCGATCGGCACGACCACTTCGCAGTCGGTGACGTTGTCCTGGATCGAGCCTGCAACGGGTGTGCTTGAAGTGGCGGCCTCATCGACGGGCTATTCAGCGGCGACCGGCTATATCATCCAGTATCGGCTGACCGGCACGTCTGGCTGGAGCCAGACCGCCGTCAGCGGGACAAGCGGGACCGTCACCGGCCTATATCCCTCGACCACGTACGACTTCACCGTCATTGCCACGAATTCCGCCGGGTTGAGCCCGGTCTCCGCACTGGTTCAGGCGACCACGCTTGCCAATGTTGCCCCGCTGCCAGCGCAGGTGTTGGGACTGATGGCCGGCGCGGCGACGCAGACCTCGTTGAGCCTGTCCTGGACCGCGGTGAGCGGCGCGGCCACCTACATCGTGCAGTACAGCACCAATGGCGGAACGACATGGAGCACCTTTGCCAGCGGCGTCAGCGGTAGCTCCGTCACGGTGACCGGCTTGAGCGCGGCCACGGCGTACGACTTCCAGGTGGCAGCCAGCAACGCTTCCGGCACGGGGCCCTACTCCGTCGTGGTGGCCGCCAGCACGGCCGCGGCCAGCGTGGCACTGCCTGTTGCGGTGAGTGGGCTGACGGCCGGCTCGGCGACGCAAACCACGATGAGCCTGTCCTGGGCAGCGGCAAGTGGTGCAACCGGCTACGTCGTGCAGTACCAGGTTGCTGGCGGGGCCGGCTGGACCACGTTCGCCAGCGGCGTCACTGGGACGTCGGTCACGGTGACGGGACTGAGTGCGGGGATGTCGTATCATTTCCAGGTGGCCGGCACCAACACCGCCGGCATCGGGCCTTATTCCGCCGCGGTGACTGGCAGCACGGCCGCGGCCAGCCTGAACCTGCCTGGTGCAGTGAGTGGGCTGACCGCGGGCTCGGCGACGCAAACCACGATGAATCTGTCCTGGACAGCGGCGGGTGGCGCAACCGCCTACGTCGTGCAGTATCAGATTGCTGGCGGGACCAGCTGGACGACGTTCGCCAGCGGTGTCACTGGCACGTCCGTGACGGTGACGGGTCTGAGTGCCGGCACGGCGTATGACTTCCAGGTGGCCGGCAGCAACGCCTCCGGCACCGGCCCCTATTCTTCGGCGGTGGTTGCCAGCACGGCTGGCGCCAGCCTGGCGCTGCCCGGCGCTATGGGCGGCCTGACGGTCGGCACCGCTACGACGACCACTCTGCCCCTCACCTGGACGCTGCCGACGAGCGGAGGCGCGATCGCCGCGGTTACGGTGCAGTATCGCACACCTTCCGGTACGGGCACGTGGACGACGGCGACGAGCAGCCTGGTCGCGACCGCTACGACCTACACGATTTCCGGACTGACGGCTGGGACCGCCTATGACGTCCAAGTTTTCGCTACAAATGCCTCTGGCTCCGGCACCGCGGCTGTCGTGACAAACAGGAGCACTGCGGCCGGCGGAGCAGTCTCCTTGAACTACAATCTGACCGTTTGGGAAACCGACCTACCGCAGAACACTTCCTACTCGCTCTCGAATTCGGCTGACGCTTACATGAACTGCTTGGTCAACACCAACAGTGATGGTGGCGGTAGTTACACACTGCCGGCGGCAGTGTGGTTCTTCACGACACAGAACCTGAATTCCATTCCCGCGGTCGGCACCACTTTGAACACTGCCGGTGGCTTCGAGGGCAGCTTCGTCGAGACATATCTCTCCGGGACCAGCGTTGCCAGGCCTGCCCCGGCCGGTACATGGTACGTTTACGCCGTGGCAGTCAGCAGCACCAACGTGGTCGGGGCAACGGTCGCGGGTCCTGCCTTCACGGTCACGGCGTAACGACCATGTCCGTTGTTCTCATCCGCGCCGGCGTGCCGATTTTGGTTGGCGGCCGGAGCCCGCTGCTGATCGCGCCCCTCGCCTCTGGTGGCGGGACGTCCGGTGGCGGATCGGGGCAGTCGGGAGGCGGGAGCACGGGCAGCGGTGGTTCCGGTGGGACCAGCGCGGGCGGTGGTGGCTCTGGTGGGAGCAGCTCCGGCGGCGGCGGCACGACGGGCACCGGGATCAGCAGTCTGACCGATGTCGGGGTGCTGGCTGTTGGCCAGAGCAACGCCTTGTACACGTGGCAATCTACGATCGCTGGTCAGCCGACAGACACGGATACGAACTATGCTGGCCTGGCGCCGGTCACGGTGAAAGGCATCAAGTTCTGGACGGGCGCGACGACTGCAGAACTGTATGAGCAGGGTGGCAACACGCTGATTGTGGGTCACGGCCTTTATGCGGGGCTTGCGGGTAACACGCTCCTCGCCCCGGGATCGTGGTTGAACAATCCGAACGGCAGTGCGCTCTATCCTGCCGAGGAATCGCCCCCTTCGGCTTTTATCGACCCCAGCCAGTGGCAGTGGGGCGCCGACGGGCAGGCGTTTCTTTCGTACCTGGCCACGCTCACGGCTGCTCAAGTGGCCGGCATCTGCGGCCTTTGGGTCTACTGGCACGAGAACGACAGCGGTCGCGCCTATGCCGAGAAGGCGACCTGGAAGGCCGCGTATTTGCGCTTTCTCCAGTTGGTGCGCCAGCAGTTGGGAAAGTCCGCAGCCAGCCTGCCAGTGTTCGATTGGGCGTGCATTTCTTCGGTCGGGGACGATCAAGGCATGTGCATGGTGCGAGAGGTCGTCTACGAGCTGGCCAATGACACGTCGAATAACTTCTGGGTCGTCCTGCCCCAAGTAGGCGACGCCATTCCGCGCGGCGCGACGTATAATGCCGACGGAACGTGGAGCGGCGGCGACGCAAATCACCACGACGACGCGGACTATGGATTGTGGGTCCGCCGGGCCGCGCTGCCAATTGCGCGGGCGATCTATACCTCGGCAGGGCAGCCGGCTGCGATTCCAAGCGGCGCCGGGAGCGGCCTGGGGCCAGCCATCGCCGCAGTGTCGCTCGCTGCCAACGTCCTGACCGTTACCGTGCAGCACGACATCGGTACCGATCTGGTGCTGCAGCTGCAGGCGCTCTATGGCGCCGGTTGGGTGATCATGGATGGCGGCAGCGTTACCTTGCCGGGCACGCTGATCCGGGGAGTCGCCGCAGAACGGATTGACGCGACCCATCTGCAGGTGACGTTTGGGGGCATCCCTTGCAACCCGCTTGGCGCTTGCAGAGTGTTTTATCCCTATGGCAACAATCTTATCGGCCGCGGCGACTGCGTGACCGACAATGCCTCGACCATAACCCGCCCGAGCGGTTGGGATGCTGGGGCAGCTCTTGGCGATCCGTTGTTTGACCAAAATATGCCGCTGCAGATGCCGATGACGATTACC